CCGGCCAGGGAGATTTTCATCTGATAAAATCCGAAGCTGAGTGACGGATGCGATAATCGGACTCGTTCTCGAGGTGCTTTTCTGCGTGGCCCTCACGTCCGGTGTGATCTACGTCACCGTGACGCGGCCCCTGAACGACGTTGCCGCGGAATTGCGCAAGGTCCGCGAGGGAGTGTACTCCCTGGTCGAACTGATGAGTCTCGGCAAATCTTCGCGCCATTAATGCCATATTCAGCCGCGGTAGATGTCGAAAGAGTCACCGCAGCACCCGAATCCCACTGAGGCAATCGGCTGCGGCGCATTGATCGATTCCAGCCGCAGGAGCGACTTGCGGGCGTCCTCCCTCACGTCGGGGGGTACCTGACGCTGGAAATGCGGCGCCAGGCGCACCGCGAGATTCAACACCAGGGCATCGACATACTGCAGCGGGACCAGTACTGCGTCGGTGATCGTCAGGAAGACCGGAACCTGCGTCCAGGTGAACAATTCGAGCCGCTGCCCGGTCGCCGGCTGGCCCCAGAAATACAGCGTCGACACCGGCGCGGCCCGGTCGTTGTAGAGCGCATCGGGAATCGAGTCAGGCATGTCCTGGTACGTGATCTGCGCCCACTCCAGGTCGGTGATAATGTCCAGCGGATAGGGGATCGTGTCCGACACGATGTTTGCGCTTTCGATCAACTGCGGCCGCTGCGCCGCAAAGTCCACGGGATCGGGCGAGAGCCCGATGGTATAGGTTGGCTTCGGGGGATCGAGCGGGTACTCGGCCCTTTCGATCGAGTAGATAAACATCCGGTCGCAATTCAGCGATCCGCTCAGGCGGTTCAGTTCATCGATCGCATCCTGAAACTGCGCCGGCGACGGCGTGCGGCCGGGTCCAAGTGTCACGCCTGCCTTGCGGAGGGCCGGATAGAGAATACCCTGGCCTACCTGCAGGCTCAGTGTGCCCGGAGGGGCGGCGCCGGCGCCACCGAATAGAGTCTGATTGAAAAGAGCGGAGTTGAAGAGCGCCATAAGGTTCTCAGTTCAGGGAGCGGCTTAATTCAACCCAGAAGGAGGAAAGGCATTGAACGGTGAGAGTGGAAAACGCAGTGGACACAAAGGCCGCAGACAGCTTGAGGTTACCGCCATCGGGCACTGTGCAGCCGGCGCTCGTGAAGATCAGGGTGACTATCCTGGTATCGACGTCCTGGTCACATGTGTTCACCTGATTGATGGTCGCGGTCCCGTCGATAAAGACCGTTTTGCGTCCTTTCGGCAACGTGATCGTGGCAGCTGATGCCACATGATTCGCGCCATCGTTGACGTTCGTTGTAATGCCCTCGAACAGCGTAGTCTCAAGTCCATAAACGGCCGCGTTCGCTCCCACAAAGATCCCAAGCGTGGTTGCCACGATCCCGGTCGTGTTCATGATCTGGTTGTCGTTGAGTGCGATTGCTGCGGAGTTTGCGCCGATCGACAATCCGCCCGAGGTGGCGCTCGCCTGCGCAATATTGATTTGGGTGTTTGCGATGTTCCAGTGCCTTGCATATGCTCCCGTCTGAATGGCGGTGCAGGGATTCGTGGCGCTAGGGTGCGGGTTCGTGAACAGGCAGTTGTCGATCACGATATTGTGTACGTTGGCGAAAGGTCCGGTAGAGATCCCGTCTGCTGCGAAGATGGCGTAGCCCCAGATTTGATCGACTGACACATTGGACAGATGAGCGTAGCCGGGATAATATGCCGTCCCGCCGATCGTGATCGGCTTAAAATCGATTGCCACGCGCGCATTGACGATCGCGGTGTTCACGATGCTCAGATCCTCTGCGCCGCCCCAGAAGGCGATTCCATCCATCCCGGTGTCGCCACCAGCCATGAGGAACTGGCTGTTTGAGAAATACACCAGTTCGCCGTTTTCCACGTGGAACACGGCGGCGGCCGAGAGCGTTGGATGCGCAACATCGCCATCCATCGTGCGCCAGGAATACTCGAAATTGTTGACCAGGATCTGATAGTTGTGGTTCATTGATGCCGGCGCAATATCCTCAAACCGGATCTGTGAATTGGAATAAACCCTGACGCCTTCCAGCGAAACGTCGAAGACGCGATGCAGCAGGATGGCGTTGCGAATGTTGTTGAAATAGACCCGCTCAAAATGGACTCCGACAATCGAATGAATCTCCGTCGCATTTTGGGCGATGTGCCGGATGCCCGTTACGTTGTTGCTGGGAATGAACCCGGCCATGTGCCCGTCGATGACGAAATCGGCAAAGAGGATATCGTCACTTTGGATGTCGTAAGCGCTGTCCGGATGTATCGGCAGATTGGAATCGAAGACGATTGCGGACGTCGATGCCGGCAATAGCCGGGTAGACACGCCCAAGCCGCGGAACGTCCGCCTGCGCTGATATGAGATCGGCCCCTGCATCTGCAAGTTCCCGCCGGGTATCACAACAACCCCACCTTCCGCCGGCAGGCTCTTTTCGGCTTCCTGGATGCCCTTGGTGGCGCTTTGGATCGTCCATTGCCCTGAATGTGAATTGGCGCAGGAGACGATCACCGTACCCGAGGCGGCGCCGGAAACTGCGGTACCGCCAGAGATCAGCACAGCTTCGGCGGTTCCCGTGCCGCCCGAGATATACAGGTAGTGCTTGGTATTCGATCCGTTGATTCCGCGCGGGACCGGCGAGAGCGGGATGACGTTCAAGCCAGGGGAAAGCGTGCCGCCGGGAGTCTGCGGTACAAAATCGTAGACTCCTGAGTTGAATGTACCGGCGCTCGCGATATTCGAGAGGTTCGGCCCTAGCGCCTGCTCGATTGCTTCCACTTCCGCGGCCAGCCCGTTGTGATGGTAGGCGTCAACAAATCCGGAGACGACGGCGCTTGCCAGGTGCAGTACCGGCGTCGTGCCGTCGAAGCCGCGGGAGATCGGCACCACGTTGCCCGCCGGCGCCCCGGTCGTTTTCACGATTTCCGCATCGATCGTCAGCAGGTTGTTGGCGCCGATCGATGACGGATCGAGCACCGTCATCGATGTGTCGGACGCATTGAGCGGGAGCGCAAGCCTGGTCTGCTGCCGGTCGACGGCGATCATGAGATCCGCGTCCGTTGCCAGCCGGCCCGGGAACGCAGCCGCGGGCTTGCCCAGCGACCGGACTGCGATTCCGGCGCCTGCGCGGTAGGGAAGTGTGCCGAACATTATGCGACTCCTTGAGCAGCGGGCGCCTGCGAGAGCATCTGAGTGGCTGCGTTGAGTTGTACGAGGGACGCCTTGTAGTTCTGCGCCTGCGCCGGCAGTGAGGGATCAGCCTCAGACCGCGGGTATTCCGGCAGCAGAGCAACAGCCAGGTTGTAACGGATGGCTGCCTCGTAGCCGGGCGGAAGATTGACGACGTCGGTAAGCGCCGCAAATGCCGCGAACGCCTGGAGCGAGTGAACCTCGATCGTGCCCGCGGCTCCAATCGGCCATAGATTAAGGGTCACGGCGGGATACCCGTAATCCACGTACAGTTCCATCGGCACGGTGATCGGGGCGCCGGAAGGCTCGAGCATGGTCGACCATTCCGCGGCCGATACGATGTCCACCGGGCCGCGGTATGTGCCGCTCGCCGCCGCGATCGCATCGCACCGGGCAGGCCGCGGCATTGCCAACTGCCCGCCAGGCCCGATCGTGAACGATCCGGCGCCGCCCGGCAGCGAATACGTCATGCGCTGCGGTTGGAAATTGTGAAGCGGCGGCGGCGGCGCAGGCGCCGGTGCGGCGATTCCCTCGGGAAACGTCGTGTATTCCTGGAGGGTGTAGAGTTCGATGGTCGTACCGGCCGCGGGCACGGGCCACAGGTGGACCGTCGCCAACGGGAAGGCGTAATCGATGAAGGCCCGCATCGGCAGATTGATGGCGCCGCCACGCTCGAGAATGGAGGTCCAACGGTTGACATCGACTATCCGCAGCCCGCGCCCGTAGTTGCCACTCGAGGCGCGTGCGGCCACGATCTGCGTAGGCCTGGCCCCGGCAAACACGCCCGCCGGCCCCATCGTGTACGACTGTGCGCCGGTCAGCGGAAACGAGTCGCGCCGGATCTCGTAGACGGTGACCCGCTCCGTTGACCACGAGGCAAGCATCTGATTGAGCGTGACCAGGGCATCGTTCAGTTCCGCCGTCTCGAGCGTTTCGCCGGCCGCGATCGCGCCGATGAGGCGCATGGAAGAGTGGATCAGTTCGCTTGCGGTAGGCATCGCGGCAACCCTCGCTTAGAGCGTGCTAACGATCGGCCCCAGTTTCTGCTGGTCGAAGTAAATGCCGCCGGCTTCGGCTTCGCGTACCAGAACTGCCCAGGATTTAGCCGCACCCAGCTTGGCAGCATATTCCGGCGAGTCTTTCGAGGCGTTATCGTAATCCGTTTTCAGCGTCTGGTTGGCCTTCCAAGCCGTGTCTTGCGCTACTGCCTGCTCCCATTCATTCAACCCATCGGAAGCATGCACGGGACCGGGGTTCTCGATTTTCGGGTTGGCGTTTTCCTTGGCCGGTAGTACCGTGCCTACCTTTGGTTTCGTATACGGCATCGTTGATCTCCTATGTCTCAAACGTGTCAATTGCGAGCCTGAGTGCGGGCGAAGCGGCGGCACTGCCGCCACTCCGCACGCACCTCCGCACCTAGACCCCTGCGGCCTGCGTAATTGCGAAGGTTTTCCCGTTAACGTTGATATTTGCGGTGCGCTCGGCGCCGAGATTGGCGTCCGCTGTATAAGTCACGTCACCATCGACGGACTGCGGCGTGTCTGGGGTGACCGTCAGCCAGTCCGCGCCGGCGTCCGTCGTCGCGGTCCACGTGTCCGAGATGCCCGGCCCGTCAATCGTGACGTGGAAGGTGCCGGATCCCCCGGCCGCGGACACGGCCGCACTCGTCGGGTCGATCGTGACCGGCGGCACGTCCGGCAGTGGCCCGTCCGGTGCGAGCAGATTGACCGGCCGCCAGGCGCTGCCCATGTTGTGTTCTTCTTCCGCGGTGTGAACCAGCACAGGCGGCAAATTGACGTTGTAGAGCAGTTTCGGGTAGCTTCCGGGCTCCGCTTCGGTTGGGTTGGTCGCGAGCCATGCCGCGACGATGATATCTGTATCGCTCAATGGTGTCGGTGTCATAGTTATCTCTTTCTTTTGCCGCGTGCGGCCGATGGCTTGTTGTGAGCCCGCGCCGGCCGGGTTGGCGCGGCCGGCGCAGTCTCCTCTTCCGGTTCCGATTCGGTGTAGCCTTCCGAAAACAGTTCCGGTTCCGATTCGGGAGCGGGCGCAGGCTCCGGCTCGGTCATGGCAGAAACCGGCCAGATGATGCGGGACCACTCCCGGCCCAGTGCGTCCTCTTCCTCCCGTGATTGAATCGTCACCGGCTCTTTGGTCCGGTGAAACATCATGCGCGGGTAGTCTCGTGACGACATAGG